GAATAAGTGTATCTATAGAGAAGCCTCTCGATTGGAAGGAAGAGCTGCGTGAGTTCGTGACAGCATCGGTGCGGGGTCGTGACGAGTTGACATGGCGTAGGTTTCATCGTGGTCTATTGGCTAATGACATTCTTGCACCAAGCGTAGAGTCAGAGACAATGACTGAGATCATCATTGCTATTGATACATCAGGGTCTATCACTCAAGAGATCATCAGCACATTCGCAATGCAGTTACAGACTATCTGTGATGTATGCAAGCCTGAGACCGTGCGTGTTCTATGGTGGGATACTGAGGTGCATGGTGAGCAGGTGTTCGGTGGTGACTCACCTAACGTCAAAGATATTCTTAAACCATTGGGCGGTGGTGGTACGCACGTCAGTTGCGTGTCGAAGTACATCGAGCAGAAGAAGTACAACCCAGATTGTATCGTTGTCTTTACAGACGGCTATGTCGAAGATAATCCGGCTTGGATAACTAACGTCGATACTTTGTGGCTCGTTACGCAAAATCGTAGCTTCAAACCGCCGAAAGGCAAGTTGGTCAAGATTGACAAGCTGTAATTAACAATCCACTCATACATGGAAAGGTAAATAAAATGTCTATACATCAAACCTATCTGCATCCTAATGCAGACGAAGTAATAGCTGAAGAATCAATACGTGAGAACGAAGCGTTCCCTCTTCTACGAGAGCTTACGCATAAGTATGGGCTAAGAGTTATTAACCGCACGATTGGCAGCACTCACAACAATGCGAAACTGTTACTCGCCGATGAGCAAGGTTTTCCTATTGCATCTATATGGAAAGACAAGAACACCGATGCGTATAACATTCGTGCGACTATGGTTGCTAAAGATCGTGGTCGTCATTGGGAAGATAAGTACACATACTATGCCAAGAGAATCTCTCACTTGATGAAGGTCATAGAGAAGGAAGAGTTGTTACCTAAGAACAGCGAAGAGTTTATTAATAGAACATTCGGTACGAACATACGAGGTGCAATCATACGTATCTCTGAACAGTATGGTGAGATTCGTAAGAGTGGTCATTACTTTAGTGGTGAGGAAGTGCATAACCTACTCAAGATAGTTTTAAACAATCGAAGTCTCGATGAGCTATCAATAGAATCAATCGCTAAAGTTAAAGATACATTTGACAAATACGCACAGGTTGATATTATGAGAGAGAAACGTAGAACCGAAATGGTTGGTATGTTTAGTAAACCTATGAGTGTATTGATACGTGATGAGATGGGTTTCATGGCAGGTAAGTTAATGCTAGAACCTTTATGGGCAAGCGACGTTGAAAGCAGTTTAGTGTCATCAAGATGTGCTATCGCTGAACCATTCAAGCGCATACATGATGTTGACGAGTGCGTTGATCTAATACCTACTCTAACGATGCTCAAGGTTTATATGCAAGAGAAGCAAACATCGCAGACATTACATCATGGGGAGAGTGGGTTGTTTACTAACATCGGTGACACTTACATTCCTGAGTTGCGTACTGTGGGGTTCGATGAGAATGGTCGTTGGACACATTCAGGTATCCTAAAATCTAATTGGTTATTCATTCATGAATGAGATTAACTTATCACCAATGCAGCATAAAGATAGTGAACATCACTATCGAGTGCCAGTACACATAATCGATGGTAAACATACTGTATTCGTTGGAGACAATCATAGGCGACACTTTGATGTTGATACGTTGCCTGAGATGTTGACGCACAAGCTATCAATGATCAATGCTTCACCTTATGGTGGAGTGATAGATAGAGGTGAGGTTTACAACATAGATGTGTACACCATGCCAAATGATAGCGGATTCTCTATGATTGGTTGGCGTGTTACCGAAGAGTTGTACTGCGTAGTATTGACTAGGGAAGAGTTGTATTCTTTACGAGGTGAGCATGGCAACACCGGAGAGTAAGGTAAAGAAGAAAGGCAGGATTATATTAGACCAGATGGGGGCGTATCATTTTCCCCCGTTTTCTGGTGGGTATGGTCGTGCAGGTGTACCCGATGACGTATGTTGTTATAGAGGTTACTTCATCGGGATTGAGTACAAAGCAAATGGTGGTAAGCCGACAGCTCTTCAGTTAAGAGAGTTGCGGTTGATAAGAGAGAGTGGCGGCATAGCTCTAATAATAGATGAAACAAACGTCGAGAACCTTATGGAGTTAATACATGGTGAAATACAAACAATCGAAAGGACAAATAGTTCCTGATGTAGAGCATTACCGCAGTATCAACCCCTATGACAATTTTAAATGGACGGCGGGGTCAGATGTACAAAAGGTATGGCGTAGGCATGGATGGATACCGCCTACCGAGTATCGCAATGACTATCTTTTTAAACTTAACAGAGAGGCTAACAATGGCTAAATACGAACGTAAAGATTCAACCGCACACAAAGTACGTGCTTTCGTCAGAAAAAATCCTAATATGTCACCGAAGTTAGTAGCGGAGTCGTTAGGTACTAACATCGACATAGTGTATTACGCTAGAAAGACATTGCGTAAGAAAGCTGTGAAGAAAACTAAGCCGACGCAGTTGACTTTGCCGTTTGCTGTGGCTGCAAAATTTACAAGACCGAAGATGCGCTTGCAAGGTACGGTCGATAGAAGTCCAGAAGTTGATATGGTTAACTCCCCGCCACACTATACGGCAGGTGGTGTAGAGACTATTGACTTCATCGAAGCGAAAGGGCTTAACTACAATCTAGGTAACGCTGTGAAGTATATTACACGAGCCGGATTGAAAGGCGACCGCGTTGAGGACTTGAAGAAAGCCAAGTGGTATATCGAGCGAGAGATTCTCTCCGCACACGTTTAATTTTATATAGCAATCCACGTTTGCGTGGGTTGCTATTTTTTCGCCTTAACGGAGACTTTATTTATGTGGTGCTGTGGTAGTAAGTCAGTAGTAATGCAAACCGAACACAAGCCTGAAGGTATCAGGCGCAGACGCAAGTGCGACGTTTGTAAAAAATTGTTTCATACGATGGAGTCTCTACACACGCTTCCTGAAAAAGAAGCGAAACCAGTTATATATCCTGATGATCGTGGGCTGTACAAACCAAAGGACGTTCCCGCAATCAAGATGCAAAAGGTTGAAGTAAGACGTAGTAACGAAGATAGGAAGATGAAGGTGTCTAACTATTTTATTGAAGATGAGTATGACAATTATTAATCCCTTGAAAGGAAAAAATCATGGACATGAAAGTAAAAGAAACGTCAGTAGTTATCTCTGCACCAAGATTCGCAACGCTAGAGATTTTATTACAAGGTACTGCACCGTTAGTAGTTGCTCGATTCAGTAAGAAAGCTGAGTTGATGGCGAAGATGGCTGAAGGTGGCGCATCTAAAAATAAGAAGGTGCGTAACGCTCGTGATTACGATAAAGAAGCCGAAGAAGCACGTTATCGTAGTGGTGAGAAGTGGGAAGGTGTTAACGCAGCAGCGTTTCGTGCGGGCATGATTAGTGCGTGTCGCTTAGTAGGATTTAAGATGACGCTTGCTAAGTTGTCCACGTTTGTGGAAGCAGACGGCTATGACGTTCAAGACGGTATTCCGTTAGTGCGTATCTATGGCAAGAGTGAAACATACACAGCACATACTCGTAATGCGACAGGTGTAGTGGATGTACGTTCACGTCCTATGTATCGTGAGTGGGCTTGTAAGCTAAGAGTTCGTTACGACATGGATCAATTTTCGGCGCAAGACGTATATAACTTGGTCGCTCGTGTGGGTGGACAAGTTGGATTATGCGAGGGTCGTCCGGATTCAAAATCATCAGCAGGTTGTGGGTTTGGTACGTTTGAAGTTGTGCCAGACGATCAACAGAAAGATGTTCTAAAGAAGTTCTCTATCAAGTAAGAGAATAACTAGGCAGGTCCGTCACGGTGCGGGTGGTTCAGGACCGGAGGGGTAAGGCAGGTTGGTTCCGGCATGGCATCGTTGGGTGCGGTGAGGTATGGTCATGCAGGTGGGGCTTCGTTCGTCGAGGTATGGTTCGGTCGAGTGCGGCGGGGTTTGTTAAGGCAGGTTGGGCGCGGTATGGTAGTGCGAGGTGAGGTGAGGTTTGGTCTGGCAACGCAGGTGAGGTGCGGCGTGGGTCGGTGTGGTTTGGTGTTGTGTTGACAGGTATGGAGGGGTGTAGCAAGGCAGGTATGTTGTGGCTTGGTTTGGTCTTTTATGGTGGTGTTTGTTGAGGTAAGGCAGGTATGGCTCGACTAGGTATGGTGTTGCAGGGCAGGGTCAGGCAGGTAAATCTAACAGGAGAGAAAAGATGGATAACATGAAAGTAGAACGTAAGTTTTTAGAAAAACTAGCGAAGCAATCAGGCGGTGTACTGATGGTAGAGGATGTCTTAAGCGTTGCGAGAGACCCAAAGTGTATTTTGCACAAGCACTTTCAATGGGATGACACAAAAGCGGCAGAGTCGTTTAGAAGGATGCAAGCGCGTTCCCTCATACAAAAGTGTACGGTAACTATAGAGAAAGCACCTGATGTTCCTATTCGTGCGTTCGTTAGTTTCAATGCAGACCAAGTAGCAGGTGGTGGCTATCGCATGATGGTAGATGTACTTGAGGACATTGATTTAAAAGAACAACTACTCACAGAAATGCAACACACGTTGATTAAATGGAAGAAGCAGATCAATCTATTAGACAGAGAGACAGCAGCAATCATCAACGAGCTAGATGAGATCGTTACTAAGAAGTCTAAGAAGAGTAAAGAAGCGAGGGCAGCATGAACCCATACCTACAAGACATACTACACAACATAACGACAAGGTTAGCGAAGTTGGAAGAAGCGCAACCAAAGAAAGAATGGGTAGGGCTGACTGATGAGGAAATAAAAGAAATTCTGGACTGCGGCAGACCTGATTTAGTCAACATTAAAAAAGCAGAGCAAAAACTGAAAGAGAAAAATGAAAGGTAAAAAATGGTTTTGGATTGGCATAGGTATGATAGTCATAGGTGGTTACTGGGCTATCTTAGATGAGATGCAGCGTGAATACGAACGTGGGTATGCAGACGGTGCGGATTCACTTAGCGACAAGCACGTCAATGAAGTATGTATGCAATGGTTGTTTCAATCAAACTTAAAAGAAGCAAAGAAAAGGGCGTGTGGTAAATGAGTTTAATTACATTGGATTACGAAACGTACTACGCACAGGACTTTGGCTTTCGTACTATGACGACCGAAGAGTACATCCGTGACAAACGCTTTCAAGAGATAGGCGTTGGTATTAAAGTCGACGATGAACCGGCACGCTGGGTTACAGGTACGCATGAGGAAATTAAAAAACACCTGATGGAATTAACCGACTGGTCAGATGCGGCGTTGCTATGTCATAACACTCTTTTTGATGGTGCTATCTTGGCGTGGCGGTTCGGTATCAAACCCGCGTTCCTTTTAGATACATTAAGTATGGCTAGGGCGCTTCATGGCGTTGATGCGGGTGGAAGTCTCGCAGCGTTGGCTGAAAGATACATGATAGGTAAGAAAGGTACAGAAGTTGACGATGCTAAAGGTAAGAAGCTAGAGGACTTTGCGGCGGCTGATCTTAAACAGTATGGTGAGTATTGTAAGAACGACGTTGAGTTGACGTACAAGTTGTTTCATTTGATGGCACCGAACTTCCCTGCCGATGAGATAAAACTTATTGATATGACGCTAAGGATGTTCATATTCCCGGCGTTCAAGGTAGACGATGCGTTGCTAGTTGAACGATTAGAAGAACTCAAACAAGAGAAGCATGATCTCCTATCAACATTAAAAGAAAGACTCAAATGCGATGACGAAGAAGCTGTTAGGAAGAAGTTGGCGAGTAATAAACAGTTTGCAGGACTTCTTACGGAGCATGGGATTACTCCCCCTACAAAAGTTAGTCCAACAACAGGAAAAGAAACATTTGCTTTGGCAAAGAACGACGAAGGTTTTATTTCATTGTCGGAACACGAAGATACATTCATCCAACAGTTATGCGCTGTCAGACTTGGTACTAAATCAACTCTGGAAGAATCTCGAATCAGTAGATTTATCGACATTGGAAAGCGAAACAAAGGTTTACTACCCATCCCACTTAAATATTACGGCGCACATACTGGACGATGGAGTGGTAGTGACAAGGTTAACTTCCAGAACTTACCTAGCAGAGATAAAAAGAAGAAAGCCCTCAAGAACGCCGTTCTACCCCCAGATGGCTATGTGGTCATTAACTGCGATTCGTCCCAAATTGAAGCACGGGTGTTGGCTTGGTTGGCAGGACAAGACGATGTTGTTCAACAATTCGCGGCAAATCAGGATGTATATTCGATCTTTGCTTCCAAAGTCTATAACCGCACAATAACGAAAGCTAATCCGGTTGAGAGGTTCGTTGGTAAGACTTGCGTGTTGGGATTGGGTTATGGCACTGGCTGGAGAAAGTTACAGCACACGCTAAAGACACAACCCCCCGGAGCTGTGATAGATGATGAAGAATGTCAGGCTATAGTAAATCTTTATCGAGAAGTTAATAGCGATATTATTAATCTATGGAAAGAATCTGACAAAGCGTTAGAAGAGATATGCAATTGGGATAGTAAGAGCAAAGAGTATTACTTAGGGGAACACAAAGCGTTGTTGGTCACGAAAGAAGGTATTCAGTTGCCTAATGGCTTAATGATTCGTTACCCGAAGCTGCACTTTGATACAGAAGGCGAGAAGTCTCAGTACAAATATAAATCTAGGAAGGGCGAGATAAGTATTTGGGGCGGCGCAGTAGTTGAGAACGTAGTCCAAGCGTTAGCTAGAATAGTTGTAGGCGAACAGATGTTGGCAATCAATGAACGCTATAGAGTTGTCCTGACAGTACATGATGCGGCGGTGATCGTTGTGCCAGAGGCAGTCAAAGACGAAGCGATGAGTTTCATTATTGAGAAGATGTCTACGCCACCGTCGTGGGCGACTACTTTACCTGTTGCGTGTGAGGCTAAATACGGGCATAGTTATGGAGAGTGTTAACAAATAGAGGAAACTATGCAGCCAATCAAGTGGTCGTTCTCAAGTCTAAAACAGTATATAAATTGTCCTAATCAATATTACGAAGTGAAGGTGTTGAAAAAGTATGAAACCAAACCGACCCATCAGATGTTATACGGGCTTGATGTCCATAGCGCGTTGGAGAACTACGCAAAGGATGGTAAAGAGTTACCCCACAATTACAAGAGGTTCGCTGCTATGGTTGACCCACTGTTGGAGATCGACGGTGAGAAGTATCCCGAACATAAGATGGCGCTTACGGAAGATGGTAAAGCGTGTTCGTTTACCGACAAAGAATATTGGGTGAGAGGTATTGTTGACCTGATGATTATCTCAGGCGACACAGCGTTCATCGTTGATTACAAGACGGGCAGTGATAAGTATCCAGACGTAAAACAATTGAGGCTAATGGCGCTCATGACGTTTGCACACTTCCCAGAGGTACAAAGCGTTAAGGCTGGGCTTATGTTTATATTGCATAATAATTTCATACCTGAAGAGTATACGAGAGACCAGCAAGATAAGTTGTGGGATAGTTTTAAGGGTGACATTGAACGCTTGAAGATGTCTTACGAGACAGATATGTGGCAGAAGAATCCTACGCCACTGTGCGGTTGGTGTCCTGTGTCAACATGTGAACATTACAGGGATAGATGAATGGATACACGAATAGATATTAAAGAAGAAATAAACGAGGCTATAAGAAACTTACAGAAAACCATACGTAAGGGAGCAATATCTAATGAGTACTTACACGCCGAAAAAAGAGACCAAAACAAATATATACATGGAGTAAGAGATGCCATACGTGAACAAACCGAGACCTTATAAGAAGGAATATGAGCAAGAGAAGGCGAGAGGAGAACATCCTGATCGCATGGAGCGTCAACGTGCTAGACGTAAGTTAGATGCGGAAGGCGTTAGTCGTAAGGGTAAAGATGTAGCCCACGTCAAAGCGCTTTCAAAAGGTGGTAGCAATGCTGACGGTATTAGATTAGAATCGCCGTCCAAGAATCGTTCGTTCAAACGTACTTCATCAGGTGCTATGGCATCAGAGACGAGTAAGAAAGAACGTAAGAAATAAGACACAAGCCATAAGGTGTGAGTGGGCGGGGTTTTTAGCACGGTCTTTTCCCCCATAAACCGCATCAGTCACCTAGTGTCAACCTTTCTAGATTCACTCCCCGACACGGATGTGACCGACTAACCCCCGCAAGGGGTTCTGTTTAAATTTATAGTGAGATTAAATTGAGTGATATTAAGTTTACAGTGGTGGATAACACTGCATTAGTTTTTAATGTACCGTCAGAGAAAGCAGATGTATTTACAACGTACATTGATAAGTGCGAAATACTAAATGACGACGGTAAGACTGCGAAGGTAGCAGTCTATTGGGGAATAAAAGAAGCTACGTTCCTAGCTCAGACTCTAGGTATTAAAAACGTACCGTCACCCATGTCGCGTGACTACACATACCCCGGCCTCTACAAGCCTTTCGATCATCAAAGAGTTACTTCAGAGTTCCTATCTGTTAGACAGCGTGCGTTCTGTTTCAACGAAGCAGGTACAGGCAAGACCTCATCTGTTATATGGGCAGCGGATTATTTGATCTCGCTGGGGTTGGTTAAGCGTGTTCTAATTATATGTCCACTGACGATCATGTATTCCGCGTGGCAGGCAGATGTGTTTAAGACGGCGATGCACCGATCAGTTGGCGTAGCATACGGACCCGCAGCGAAGCGTAAGAAAATATTAAACGGTGAATACGATTTCATAGTTACTAACTATGACGGTGTGAATGTCCTGTTTGAAGATATAAAACAATCAGAGTTCGACCTCATCGTTGTAGATGAAGCTAATGCGTACAAGTCCACAAGCACTATGCGTTGGAAGATATTAGCTAAGATAATTAAACCTCACACAAGACTATGGATGATGACGGGTACACCCGCTTCACAGTCCCCACTCGATGCGTTTGGTTTAGCGCGTTTGGTCTCACCAGACAATGTTCCTAAATACAGTACAGCATGGCGAGATAAAGTCATGACTCAAGTCACTAAGTTTAAGTGGCTACCCAAGCCGTCAGCTAAAGCAGAAGTATTCAATGCACTGCAACCCGCTGTTAGGTTCGCTAAGAAAGATTGTTTAGATTTACCAAGCGTCCTGTATCAGACAAGAGAGATACCACTTACTCCTCAGGTACAAAAGTATTACGCGAGGATAAAGAACGACATGCTAATTGAAACTTCGGGCGAACAAGTTAGTGCTGTCAATGCAGCAGCCATGCTATCTAAGTTGCTACAGATTTCTGGTGGTGCTGTTTACTCAGATACGAGAGAGATTGTTGAGTTCGATATATCACCACGACTCGCAGCGTTGAGAGAAGTAATAGATGAGACAGAGCATAAAGTAATTGTGTTCGTGCCATACACGCATACGATAGATGTTGTGTCGAAGTTTCTAACTAGTGAAGGTATCACTAGTGACATTATTAACGGAGCTGTATCAGCGTCAGCACGAGGCGCTCTTGTAAACAAATTTCAGACGACACCTGAACCTAGAGTGCTGGTCATACAACCGCAAGCTGCGTCACATGGTGTCACGTTAACAGCAGCAGACACGATTGTATTTTGGTCTCCTGTTATGAGTGTAGAAACATATTTGCAATGCGTCGCACGTATTGACCGCGTGGGACAGGTTAATAAGATGACAGTCGTTCATCTACAAGGGTCAGATGTAGAAAAGAGGATGTACAAAATGCTGCAAGGCAAAATAGATTCACATGAAAAACTTGTCGATTTATATAGAGCTGAAATTGGAATGGGAGAAAGCTATGAATAATATGGAAGAGTTAGTTAAAACCTACTTGACTATTCGAAACGAGCGTGAAAAGATAGAGTCTGAGTATAAGCAACAAGATGACGCATTGAAAGCAGAGATGGCAGTCATCGAACAATCTTTACTCGCAAGTTGTAATGCAATAAACGCTGACAGTATTAAGACACCTAATGGTACTGTTATTAAATCATTGAAAGAAAGGTTCACTTGTTCAGACCGCGACAACTTCAACAAGTTCGTACTAGAGACGGGCGCTGTTGAATTATTTGAAGCGCGTTTACATCAAGGTAACTTCAAGCAATTCATGTCTGAGCGACATGCAGATGGTTTGCCGCCCGGAGTGAACGTGATGCGTGAATTCACCGTCACAGTACGTAAGCCCACAGTAAAAGCTAGTATTTAATTAAGTCAAAGGAAAATATCATGAGCAATGAATTAGCAACCCTAATCGCAAACAACCCTGCACTCATCCAAACAGGTCTCGATGAAGATACTCTTGCAGTAGCAGGTGGTAATAGTGCGAATCAAACTAAGCGCTTATCAATCAAGGGCGGCGTGTTTCGTAAGATGTCTGGCGGTAAAGAAGTCGGCTCTATCGAAGATCGCTACATGAACATCATCTTTGTAAAGATGGCACACTCAGCGTCGAGACAATGCTATGAAGGTACGTACGAAGAAGGCAAAGCTGTATCCCCAGTCTGTTGGTCCAACGATTCAGTTAAGCCAGATGAGGCTGTCGAACATCCGTGCGCACCTACTTGCGACACTTGCCCTAACTCCGCCAAAGGATCAAATGACTCTGGCGTTGGTGCGAAATGCAAGTTGTCATGGCGCACAGCTGTCGTACTCCCACAGGACCCAAGTGGTGACGTTTTGGAATTTGTTATCCCCGCAGCGTCGACTTTTGGCAAAGAAGAAAATGGAAGATGGCCTTTCAAATCTTACGTCGGTATGTTGGCAAGCAACAACATTGCGGCAGGACGTGTGGTTACAAAAGTTGCTTTTGACACGAAAGTACAGTTCCCTAAAGTTTTATTCTCTCCCTCTGGTGCAGTCGACACAGGCGACTATGATGTAATAGCCCGTCAAAGCAAATCACCTGCTGCTGAAGCTGCTGTTAAGTTAACTGTATATAAGAAGAAGGAAGAGGCAACTGATGTAGCTTCTCCTGAACCAACTGTACGTGAGTCAACTAAACGCGCTCCGGCACAAGCAACTGATGCTGCTGACGTTATTAAAAAGTGGACTAAGAAATAAGGAGGATTATGTCGCGCCCCTATAGTAATAAGTTTCTTAGTGGACTAGAGACTGCTGATGATACCTACCGCATCGGTTACAAGATGGCAAAGCTTTGTGTAGAAGCAAACTTACCTGCCAAGTATGTAGCTGTTGCGATGGGTGTCTCACGGGCGACTATTCACAATTGGTTTCGCGGCGCAGTCTTGCGTGGTAAGAACGAAGATATAGCTCTAGCCTTTATCAAACTTGTGCAGGAAGATTTAAACAATGATGTCCTACCTGCCAAGTCTGTGAAGGGTGCAAAGGCTTATATCGAGGAGATGATTGGAAAGCCTATTAGCGCATAGGGGAAACCCTACTTTATTAACAAGGCAGGAGCAATCCTGCCTTTCTTGTCTCTGCGGATATGATAAAACAATTTTACGAGAAAGCATTACCTTCGCAGGGTGTCTATTGTGTTGCAAAGATAACGCCCGCTAAACGGACGGTACAGGAATTTGCGGAGAGCATAGATGACCTTGAAATTATTGCAGCTAAGTTTGGAATGGAAGAAAACAATGTCTACGTGGCGTTATCTTCCTTCGACGGTTATAGCCGAAAGGCTGATGACTCGCAATTCTTACGCTCATTCTTCATTGACTTGGACGTTGGGGATTCAAAGGCTGAGATCGGTAGAGGATACGCTACTAAAGGGGACGCACACATTGCCCTCCAGACATTCTTGGCTAGATGTGAATTACCCGAACCCGTTATTGTTGACTCAGGCACGGGGGTTCATGCCTATTGGTTCTTCGATAGGGACATCCCTACAGCAGAGTGGAAACCCTACGCAGAAAAGTTTAAAGCGTTCTGTCTTGATAATGAACTGCATATTGACCCAGTGGTTACGGCAGACGTGGCGCGTATCATGCGCTGCCCTGAGACATATAACTACAAGACTACGCCGCCTAGTAAGTGCGAAGTAATCTCTAACGAGTTACCTGTCTATTCATTCGATGAGTTCAAAGAGTTCTTAGGGATAATAGAAGAGCCTAAGGATATATTTCAGCACATACCGAAAGGCTTAGACGAGGACACTAAAGCCCTGATGAAGTTAGATAATCAGGAAACATTGTTTGAGAAGATAGCTATACGTAGTTTAGAAGGAGATGGGTGTGAGCAAATTAGATTCGCAATTGAAAATGCAGCATCTCTTACAGAGCCAATATGGACAGCAGCTTTATCAATTGCTCAACACTGCTCAGATAGAGATGCATCAATTCATAGACTATCAGAAGATCATCCGGGTTACTCTCACGCAGCGACGGAACGAAAAGCTACACTTAGGCAGGGAAAGCCCTACTCTTGCATCACATTTGATAATGAAAATCCCGGAATCTGCGACACCTGCAAATACAAAGGAAAGTTCACCAACCCCCTCGCACTCGGCAGAGTCATTAAGATTGCCAAAGCGGAGTCAGTACGGGAGACGGAGAGTGCCACTTTCGAAACGCAGAGAACGATAATACCTGATCATCCACAAGCGTTGTATCCATACTTCAGAGGTGAGACGGGCGGCATCTATTATCAGCCCCCACCGAAGATAGACAAGAAAGGTAACAAGCAAGAGCAAGAAGCAAAACTAATTTATCCACATGAGTTGTTCCCTATCCGTCGTATGTACAGCAAGATGGATGGTGAGATTTTAATGATGCGCCTTATATTGCCTAAGGATACGCCCCGTGACTTTATGATTACTACTCGCAGCTTAAATGCCACAGATGAGTTTAAGAAGGTCATTGGGTTCATGGGTATTACAGGCAATGCGGACAAGCTGCAACATTTAACAGGATACATAATGAAGTGGGGACATTACTTACAGACTCAGGCAGAAGCAGAGTTAGTACAGACACAGATGGGATGGACCGAGCCAGTTGGCGATGAGAGGCTGGGCCGTGCGTATGTCATCGGTAATAGTTTAATTAAGCCAGACGGAAGTCTAGTAGCTACCCCGGCCTCCCCGATGGTGCGTAGTGTTGCAAAACATTTTGAGCCGAAAGGAAGTTACGAGACTTGGCAGGAAGCTATACAACAACTTAATAGACCAACGATGGAGATGCACGCGTTTGGTACGCTGATTGGTTTAGGTTCACCACTTATGCCGCTGACATCTACGCCGGGCGCTGTCGTTAGTTATACTGGTAAATCAGGCAACGGTAAGACAGGTGCGCTGTATGCCAACCTAAGTGTGTGGTGTAACCCTGTTGGTATATCTGTGTTTGATGCTACAAGTAATGGCTTGAACCAACGCTACGTCACATTAAAGAACGCAGGGTTCGGTGTGGATGAGGCACACGAGCGTAAGATAGAAGAACTAAGTAAGATGGTTCACGCTATCTCACAAGGTAAGGCTAAGATTAGACTACAAGGGTCAGTCAACGCAGAGAGGGAACACGAACTCTTAGCGTCGGCGATTGCGATGATGACTTGTAACATGCCACTACTGGATATGATCATGTCTAAGAACTCTATGGCTACAGGTCAGATGGCACGTATGATTGAGTTTCTTGTAATGAAACCACAGCTGTTGATAGACGAGCCAGACTTCGGACTTC